TTAGAAAATCTAATTATGTATTTGTTCTAACTACACACCCTCGCATACTTTACTTGTGCAAAAAACAATTTTACTTGACTAAGTGGTAATAAGCATAGGTTTATATAGTATTGAAGACATGTATATAGTAAGGATGTGAGATATATATGGGCGAGATAAAAACAAAAACTTCAAATACAATGCTTGTATTAATGATATTTTTGATATCTCTTGTTGTATCAGTTTCAGGAATAGCAGGTAATACCACTGAAGAGAATATGACAGAGGTTATACAGCTCATAGGTGTAATCATCCATGAGGTAGCTGTCTTTATGCCCGATATTTTAACTATAATAGTTTATTTTATTATTATAACTTTTGTATCGGGTTTATTGGGTGTACTACTTACATTGATGCTTAGATCTATGGCAGGAATAGGTAAAAAATAGGTTAAGAGGATTTAAAAAATATGTTACAAAATTTAAAAATAAGAGGTGTATTATTTATATCTCTTATTTTATTTATTTTATTAATTAATACAGTAGTAGCAGATTCATATATTATTAAATTAGTAGATCCACACCATCAAGATTTATTATATGATGTATATAATAATTCTGGTTTTGTTGACACTATAGGTATTAATGAATCTATAATTATATATGATAATAACTCTTATAGTTTTATTCCTAATTTAGTATATCGAGATTATTATAACCCATCAAATTTACTTAATTATATATCCGGTTATTCTGGTTTATTAATTTTATTAAGTATATTTATTTTAATATATGTAGGTTTTGGGAGAAAGAAATGAAAAAGTTAATTTTAATATTAGTAATTTTATATGTGGTTTGTTTAAATTCTGTAAGTGCTATATCATATTTTCAAATAATAGATCCATATAATCAAGATGGATACTATGAAATATATAATAATAATAATCAGATACAGTTTTTTAATCAATCTGAAAATATAACTTTATCGTCAAATAACGCAATATATACAGTAATTAAAACTGATAAATCTTATAAACTAACTGACATGTATAAATTTTTTGGATTTATAGTTTTTTGGATAGTGATTCTAATAATAATAATAATAAGGAGTAAATAATGAATTTAACACAACCTGTAATAATACCAACTGAGAATTTAATTACATCACATTATCAAGAAATTTTTTATATTATTTTAGCTATTACCATTTTTAATTGTGTTATTCTATTAGTTATGTGTAAAATAATGAGTATAATTTTAAACAAAATAGAGGAGAATAATAATGTTTAAATATATAGTATATAAATTTACAGATTCAAAATTTAATAATCGATATATATATTATTTTATTTATATGGTTTTTAATATATTAGATGCATATTTAACAATTTATAATTTAAACACATATTCAAATATAATAGAAATTAATTTTGTATTGCGAGAATTAATATATATTAACCCTAATTATTTAATAATTTATAAGTTTATAAGTGGGTGTATAGTTTTATTAGGAGCAAATTTTATTTATAAAAGACATAATAAATTACATAACATATTAATAGGTTTATCGATAATATTTATGGTTATAGGGTGTTTAAGTGCGGTGATAATATGGATATGAAAAATATAAGTATATTAATGATGGTGTTAATAATATGTTGTATAGGAATAAGTAATGGTGATACATCCGGAGAAATAGATATTACTGGTAGTTTTACCGAATCTGTGGACACTGATTTAACAGGGGCTACTGTTTTGTTTGTAAAATATGATTTTAGAATTGATATGGATTTTCCAACACATAATTATTATCAATATAATATTTATAACGCAAAATTTGATAAAAAAATAGATTATGATGATATACCAGCATCTTTTCAAGAACCTATAATATGGAAAGATTTAAGTACGGGATATACTGTTTTTACTGGCACAACAGTATTTTCTAAACAAAGCGATATAGATAGTAATTATTGTTATGTAGATGTAGCTTATTATTTTACAAGTGTTAATACTACTTTTATGACAATGTATGATAATACAGGACAAAGACATTTGCCCGCAACCTGTGATAAAACTTTATTTAGTTTATATTTTGATGAATGGACAAAAAGACATAGTTCAACACAAGCAACTTCCATATATGATACTATTGGATTAGAAGGTAAAGATATCGGAGGAGAAGATTATGAGAGCGGTTCGTGGTTACTTGATTCAAATATACTTTACAGTATTTATGATTCTAATGAACTATGGTTTTTTTTAAATGTAACAAAAAATAATTTAAATGTAACTACTTTAATAGAAGATGGATATAATAATATATTATATGAAGTTACAGATACTAATGATTTTAATAACACATTTTTTAATCAAAATATGAAAATAGATTTAATTTATGATGGTGCAATTTATAATATTTATAATACAGTAAATTTTGAATATCTTAACGCTAAAATATTAGATCGAAGTAATAACCATATAATAAATAATGTATCTATATCTTACTATGTAGATGAGAATATGAAAGATATAGAAACTGTGGATGGTATTTTTACAAAACAGTTATCTACTGATATAAATAAAATTCAATTAGGTAAATCTGGATATTCAATTATAAATTATACTATAGATTTAAATTCTCAAAATAACTATATTTTTTATTTAACAGATATAGCATTAGTTTATACAGATTCATGTACGATTTATGGAAATATATATAATTTTGCAACAAATGATACTATAGAAAATGTACATTTAACACTATCTAATAATAGTTATAGTGATAGTCAATATAGTAATGAATATGGAGCGTATGTTTTTTATAATTTAACAAACACAACTTATAATTTATCATGTTATGCTTATGAATATCATCCAAGCGAATTTAATATAATTATACCAGATCTTAATACAGCTGTTTTAAATGATGTATATTTATCTTCTATAACTGCTATAATTACACCAACACCACACCCCACAACTTCAATAGGATTACCACTATATAATGAAGATGATATATGGGATTGGTTACATAATTATATATGGTATATTTTTCTTATAATACTTGGGTTATTTATATATTCTATGTATGTTAAAAGTGGGTTGCAAAAGAGGTTTAAATGAGAAAAATATTATTTATATTATTAATAGTTATATTATCACTAAATGTAGTTAGTAGTAGTAATATTATAGCAGAATCTGAAGGGTGGTATAATACTTATATATTACCAGATGATAATCAGATTAATATAGAAATATATAAAGATAGTAATAATTTATCATATACTTGTGGAGGAGATATATTAATATTTTATTTTTCTCCTAATAAAGTTAATGATATTTATATTACTACTGATTATTATACTTATTATTGTAGTATAGATAGTTATAAATATGGATATTTCGATTTATTAACCGGATATAATTATACTATTAGTTATGATGATATTTATGGTAATTCATATAATAATATAAGTCAAGAAATAAAAATTGGTTATAATGATCCAACTATAAAAGTTACTATTGGTATAGATAGATCAGGATTATTTATAAAAGATAGTTTATTTACAAATTATATTTATTCATATAATAATACTGCTAATTTAGGCTGGGTATATGCTAATATTACAACAAATATTATAGAAGATAATATAAAAATAAAATATCATATAATAGCTATTGAAGACTATGATCAAACATCAACTAATGTAGGTAAAATAGCTGATTTTATAGAAGATTATATACCGTTTGGAAATAGTATTATATCTATTTTATCAGCTTTCACTATAGTTTTAACTTATAGTATTAAATTATTATATTATTTAATAACTCACACAACATATTTAATATTATTAATAGAGATTTTTATTTTAGGTCATGCGATAACAAAAAATAATGTACCAGCAATGCTAAATACAGTAATAGGTGATAATATACAAGTAATATCTTTATTAATTATTTTCTTTAAAGGTATTATTGAATTTATAGTTAAATTGGTTAATATGTTAAAACCAATATAAGGCGGTAATAAAAAATGTTTGAAATAATAATTAAAGAATTTAATAAAAAAGTGGTTAAAGTTAGAGGTGAAACCATCGAAGAGGTAACTATTAATATAAATAAATTTATAAATGAATGTTATTTAAATATTACGGAATTAAATGATGTTATAGAAAATATAATTAAAGATTTAGGTGGCAAATAATATGGATATGAAAAAGAATGTAGATAATAGTTTATTAAATATTTTGCATTTAAGGAAAATAGTTGAACATTTTCATACAGATGAAGTACATCTTATTATCTTAAATAAAGATAATAACCCTTTTATAGATTTTGGTCTTGGTACAATGGGGAACGATGGAATGCTACATTATCAAAATAAAACTATCGAGTTAAAAACTTATAGATTTAATAAATTTGGGGAAAAGTATGCTTTGTGGGTTGAGAATGCAGTATGTACCTCTGATGTAGATATAAAATATAATCCACTTATTGAAGCTGATGTTTTGGATAGATATGGTAAAATAAAATTATTAGATGAATTTATAGAAGTTAATATGACACAGTTTATTTTCGGGCTAGCTTTAGGTGGTGTATGCGGTTTTATGATGTACGGGTTTTTTGAACTTGTAGCGATGGTGATGTAAAAATGGATGGAAACCCAAAATTAAAAGATGTGGTTATTGATAATATGAAAATTGATGATAACACATATATTGAAGATATAGTTAAATTATTATCTACAAAAAATGATAATCTTGATTTATTAACTAATTTATCAAGAAAAGATTTAACAGCACTTTTAAAAATGCGAATAGTAAATAGTATTATATATGAAAACACTAAATTTGTAGATATTTTAAAATCATTTGATTTAGATTATAGAAGTTTGGTAGTTTCATTAGGAGCAAAAGGAAGAGGTGATATAAAAGATATTCATAAATATAACATTCTTGATAACGCTTTAACTCAAGAGGTAGATAGTGGAGGTAACTCTAATTTAATACAAAAAATTAAAAATAAATTAGGTATGCAATAAATGATTAATACATTAGATTATATTATAGAAAATAAAATTAATATTATAGGATACTCTGGTTTTTTAGGAAAGGGTAAGACTTTATCAGCTATTACTTTAACCTATTTTTTAGCTAAATATTTTGATAAAGATATTGTAACTAATACACCATTAAAATTTAATAATTTTAAAATAACTAATACGGTTTATTATGATGATTTAAAAGATGTACATGATAGTATAATATTACTTGATGAAGTTCATAGAATAGCTGATAGTAGGGAAACGAAAAAGAAAGAAAATCTTTTTAGTGGTGACGTGCTAACAGATATTAGAAAATTTAATAGTATTTTAATTCTTACTGCTCCAAAGTTTCATACTATTGAAAAACGAATAAGAGATATAATAGAAGTAGGTATAAAACCAAAATTATTAAATAATAGTTTTAATTGTAAATTTGAAGTGATAGATATAACGGAACTTATAGAATTTAATGATTTAGCAAATTTAGAACCTTTTATAAATCTTTATGATACTCATTATAAACCGCATAAATTAAAGTGGAGAGATGAATAAATTTCTCTCTATTTTAAAAATATGGTATTAAAATTATATAGCAACCTAATAAAAATAAAATAGTTTGTAATGCTATAATTATCATAGCTAATAATTGGTTCATATTTTCTCATCTCCTAAGCATCGTTAAAGCTTCTCTACATATCAAACAATTACATCTTTTTAAGTCTTCCTCAGTACGAACACCTAAAAGAACACTTCGTACAATATTTAACACCTCTTGCTGATGTTCTTTTGCAATTTTCACCATTTTCTTATATCTCCTAAGGATTTATTTTATCCTTACATATACTCATCGTAAGACTATATAAGTCTTTTCCTATGTTAAAAAATGAAAAAGGTAGTATGCATACAGCCCCTTTGCATATCTCCGATTTAATCAAAAGTATAATTATATTCTATAAGATGTAATACTCCTATAATTAAAGTTAATATTCCTATAATACCTACTAATATTATTAATATATCAAAAAAATAAGAATTTAAATATAAACTTATACCACTAATAATTAAACTTATATTATTTAAAAATATTACAAGAGGGTTGTCATATTTTGGATTAAAAAAAATAAAAATATGCTATTAAACAACCGTATAATCCAAAATAAATTAGTATTATACTTTGAATTATACCATCTATTTTTGTAGATTCATTTTTAAACCTTCTATTTATCGAAATATATTTTTATATCCATGTGCTTTTAATCGATCGGTTGTCGTTTTAGAAATATTTATATAATTTTTATTTTGTTTTCCGTTTGTACACTGTTTAAGCACTTTTATATATAGCTCATGATACCACTTAAATTTAGATAGGTTTACTGATTCACTATCTAACCAATCCTTTAAATCCCATTTATGGACTTTCTGCATATTTTTAATCATCTCCTAAAGGGTTTATTTTATCCTTACATATACTTATTTTAAAACTATATAAGTCTTTTCTTTATAACCACCATTTAGAAGATAATGTTTTATATCGTGTTCGAATACAATATTTAAAAATAAACACCCACAAAAATAAAACAAATAAAAATTCATTAAAAGTATTTTGAGAATACATTAAATTATTAATTATTTCTAATACCATTTTTACCCCTCTTATTTTTGTTGTGGTAACATTATTAATACACCTACAATCCCACATATCACAGTAAAAATACCGTGTAATATATTTAAAGAAGTTACACCATTATTAGATAATAGATATAACCCTATACCACCTCCTGATAAAAAACACCAAAGTTTTTTACCAATAAATTCAAAATAATTTATTTCTATACCTAAAATGTATTATTCATTAATTTTACCTCTATGTTATTTTAAAACCATCTATTTTTAACCGAGTATTATATAATACACATTTTATATCTAAAAATATAAATAAAAGAGAAGTATAAACTACTCCTCTGTGTTCTCATCCTCTTCTATAGCCTTAAGAATTACATCGTTAAAGATGTTCTTAACATTCTTACGACCAACGGTGGGGGACTTCTTACCTTCATCATTTTCTCCTCCAAGCTCGTCTATCTTTGTTTGAAAATTTTTTATCATCTTTGAGACATTTACATTAACCATTTTTAGTTCACCACCTTTTATAGTTCTTATCTACTTATACTTAGCATGAAACTATATAAGTCTTTCCTTTATTTATACCTTATGATAGCTCCATTATCAAGCTGTTTAAGAGTTAAAAGGTTTTCAAGGTAAAGAGTGTATTCTACCCTATCTACTCTTACTTTTTCTGCCATTTTATCAAGATCGTTTATTGACATATTTTTAAACCTCTTTATTCTTTAATTTTTCTAACATTCGTAATATATTTTACTTTATCACCATATATAGCAGTTTCATTTACCATAATATAGATCTCACCTTTTTGAACACTTGATTTAACTACTAGCTCTTTTTCTAAAGGGATCACTACCATTATTCGAGTATCAACACGTTGATATACCCACCATACAGTATGAGTTTCATGTACGTCCTTTTTAATTATTAATACAACTTCTTTCATACCTGTTCTCTCCTAAGAATTTTATTATATCCTTACATATACTTATTTTGAAAGTATTTAAGTGTTTGCTTTATTCAATTTTTATAATTTGAACGCATAATATTAATATAAGTATCATACAACCTATCGTTAAAATGATTTCATTAAGAGGCATAATTATATTTAAAATATAATATTGAATATATATATTATATACTATTATTATACTATTTTCAAGACAAAATAAAGCTAACACAGTTTTTAAAATATATTTCATAAGTTATTATCTCCATCGCTTTAACTCTTCTGCTATAAGATATTGTTGATATAAATACCAAGGTATGGCTAACATCATTATTAAAAATATCATAAATATTATTATATTAGGCATTTCTGTTAATAATTGTTCATCAAATTCTCGCATGTTTGTTATCTCCTAAAGACTTTATTGGTCTTTACATATACTTATTTTAAAACTATATAAGTCTTTTCTTACCTATATTAATAAAGGTGTACTATTATAATTATCAAGTAATAACTCACCACTACATTCTGTATTATCCCATAACCTTTTATGATCAGCATTTACATCAATATATTTATATAATTCAAAAAATTTATTAAAATCACTATAATTATATTTTCTAA